TCCTAGTTTAACTGCACTAGGAGGTACGTAACTTACAGTATTTTGAGGATACCAACGTATGTGTGTAGCAACTGTATTGTTAGTTTTATATGTAACAGATTTAGTTATAGTGATTTTATTATCAGATAGTGTATAATCAACGCCTTTAACTAAACTATGCCAACCGTCTGCATCTTCAACCCATGCTTGAATATGATTTTTAGCGTCATGATATGTGTTGATAATTTGTGGTAAATCAAATACAAGTGTTTCGCCTGATATGCTAACATAGTCTACACTTTCATAATCTTTAAACATTGCCATATTACTATTAGCATATGGACTGTTAATACTTTTTCCTAAATTAATACTTGCAAGTGCACCGTCAACAATTTCATGTACAGGTGTTTCAATTGGAGTCTGCTTGTGTAATTGTTCTACTTTACGTAAGAATTGTTTTTTAAATTTTTTATAACTACGGGCAGCATACTTTAAACTATTATAAACATTAGTGTCAATATCTGCACTCAATTGATTTAGTAGTGCTGTACTGTAAGGCTGTTTTCTAATTGTTCCATCGAAATCATGTGCGTGTGGCAAATCGACATAGTTGTTGTCACCAAAGTAGTCACCTGTAAAACCTGGCATACGTGTCATTCCACGACGCAAATGTTCTTGTAAATCTCCAAAGCTAACTTCTGTTGCCCAGTCATTCATTGCATTATATAAATGTGTATCTGCTGGTACGAAATTGCCGTCAGCATTAACAGATAATTCTGCATCACTATGCCAGTATACATCTACTGTATCATTATTGTTTGCAGTTACAGTTAGTTTGGTATTTGCAATTGTATAATTTGTAGATGTTTTACCATTAACAAAAACTTCAACGTTTTTATGATCGGTATTATCATTGATCCAAATTAAACCAGTATTAGTTGTGTTGCCTACTTCACGATATCTAATAACCGATCCTGTAAATGCAGCATTGACTTGAATTTCAGTGTTATATGCATCTGTGTTTATTTTTGTAAAATTAGAAAGTACGTTGCCGTCAAAGTCTGTAAACTCTAAATCATTTATGCTAAAGTTAGATTGTACATAGTATGTTCTATCTTTACTCATAAACAAGTCTGGATTAACATCTGATACGTTGTGTAATCTTGTAACAGAATTTTCTGTGCTTGTAGTAGCAAATTTAAATCCGTTTTTGTCTTTGTGAACAACAAATTTATTATCTGTGTTTAGATCAGTTGTACCTAATTCTACAACAACATCTCCTGTTGCAATAAAACTAGCATGACGTTTTACAGGCTGACCATTTCTTAATAATTTCCAGCCATTATAATATTTGTCAGCATCTAACATTTTATAGAAGTAATAACCTGTAATTTCTTCTATGTTTCCTGTGTCAAATGTTTGATGATAAGAATTATTTTCTTTAATAACATTGTACTCGTAGCGTTTTGCTCCGAGCTCTAAGTCGAAACTTAATCCAGGTGTATTGCCATAGTCGACATAACGTGGGGCAAACCCTAAACTTTCATCAACACGCCCAGAACCTTTTCCATAGTCAAAAATTCTATCGCCTTTGAATGTACTATTTGGATAAACTGTTGTATCTTGTAGTTCTACTAAATCTGTATCATATAACTGGAACAATGCACCTTGACTTGTATGTTCTTTTTGTTGTCCGTACACCCATGTTGTGCCATCCCAATACCATTCGCTTCCACTATAAATGTATCCGTTGTAGCTATCATAAAATACAGCATTATATCCGTTAACACACATTATTTTATGACCTACTTCATAATCTGTTAAGTCGTATATAAGTGTTAAAGCTAAATTACCTGTTGCATATCCGCTTACACGGAATATTTTATTATTGTAATTTACATCTGTACAGTTAGTGAATAATACTAGTTCGTTGTCTTCTATTACTCTAGAATATATTTGATTCCAATATTTACGATTTTCATACTGTGTTGGGTCGAATGCTTCGCCATGTGTTTGCTTACAATCCCAATAAGTTATTTCTCCGCCGATTGTTCTTTTAACTAAGTCACCTTTATTGTATCCTTTATGAACCCATTCATCGGAAACTAAATGCCTTGCAATATCAAAGTAAGTTTGTCCAATAATATCATTTGCAGGATCTAATTCATCAAACATATAATCAACAAATGTTAAATGTTTTGTGCCGTAATTATATTTTTTAATATTTGCTTTGTATTCGATAATAGGTCTTGTTGCACGGAATATTTCTTTTGTGTATAGTGCAGGATCTTCATCTAAGAAATCACAAATATTTTCGATTGTGTTTTGTTTAACCCAAAGATTACTACGAGCCCATGCACTTTGATCTTGACTTGTGCGTTCTTCAACTGTATATTCACGTGCTTGCATTTTTAGTTCACGTAAATCAAAAGGTTTAAATTCAAAACTTTCCTCAACCTGGTCAAACCTAGTAGGAGCTCTTCCGCTGTAAATTGTTTGGTTAAACCATACTCGTTTACCGTAATTATCTACATTTCCTACCGGAACAAATTGCTGTGTAAAACTAATACCTTCTGGTTTACCTACACCGTCGACAATGTAAATTTCTTCTTTTTTATGTGTTCCGCTAACAGTCCAGAAGCAATGTATTTCGATTTCATCTCCTAAGTTAGGCGCTGTAGTAAATTCATACTCAGTTGCACTAATTTTATTATAGTCAACTCCTTCTGTTTGTAAAACATTGTTTAAATAAACGTTACTTTCTGTTGGGTTACTAATAGGACTTGTAAATACTTGATTGTTTGCAACTGTCTGATGTATACGTTCAATATCGATACTTTCAAATCGAATACGCATGCCGTTTTCAAGTGTAAGTGTTTTACCATTACTTAATGCTGGAGATGTATATTCAAATTTTCCAATAATATCATCGATTGTAATAGGATTACTTGCATTTGGAATAAGATCAATAACAGGAATTGAATCCAGCACCCAAAAGTATTTGTGATAGTTTACAAACATATCATAATTAATTGGCAAGTCTAATGTATAGCCTTCTTCATCAAAAACTCTGCTGTTTTGATTTAAGTGCACTCCACTAAAATTCATATTATGAAGTAGGTCATCATATGTAATAGCGTTGGTTACAGATCCGTTTGTGTCTTTGTTTACAAGACCCGGAACAAACTGATAAGGATCACTAGTTCTTCCATCTTCAACATATGAGTCATCAATATTTCTTGTGTGTGTTTTTGCACCTACATAGTGATTAATAGCTTGTAAACTACCGCTACTCATCAATTGTTCTAGTGTACTATCTAAGAAACGTTTGTTTACTTGTGTTCTGAAAATCTCAGGCAACAATCCTGTAACGTTACGAGTCCCTACATATTCTGTACTTTCGCCAGGTCTAGTAATTAGTGGGGCATCAATTGGATTTGCTCTGTAATTCTTGCTCATACGATGCTTACTCCGGAGTTAGCTGCAATACTTGTTGGATTTGCAACAAATGCATTTGTTATTGTAATATTAGAAGTATTTAAGATTGGAACAAATAGCTCGTCGCTGTCGCATCTAATTTCAAATAAGTTAGCTTCAAAGTCACTAACTGGAGCAATTGTTACTTGACTTACTTGTCCGATCATGTTATTATGAATATATGCTGCTAGCTCAGTGAAATAGAAAGTTTCACCAAAATCCCAGTTATTAATATTGAAATAATCTTCTATTAAACGTACTACTTGTTGTTTAATTTCAGTATCACTAAGTGTAGAATTACTTGTTTTTGTTACATTAAAACCTGCTTGCAATTCTTCACTTGCTAAGTCTCCAAACAATACCTTATACTTGACAGGTCTGTAAATAACCTGATCACTAATTGTTTTTTTGCTATCTAATCTTGCAAACAAATCGTTTAGTTCGTGTACAGTTGGCGGATTAGGTTTTGTAAATTCTCTGCCATCATTTTTAGCCCAAATTCTAAAATCATTATCATAGCTTTCTAGTAGTACAAATGTGTCAATAATATTTGTAATACTTGGATCAATGACCTGTCCTAAGTCTGCAATTCTATTATACTTTGTGTGCAATTTCGCTCTGCCAGGTACAATTTCTGTGCCGTTTGGATCCCATACTTTATACTGAAATCCGTCAACATATCTAATACCTAGTTTAGTAGTTTGCGATGTAGCAATATCGTGATATGCTGCAGGGTTATCCGGGAATCCGTCGTTGTCTGGATCTGCTAGTGCTACTCTAATTTTGTGTGGATCTGTATAACCATCATTATACGTAAAATATCCTGTAGCATTAAACTTATAATCTTTATTGAGTGGTGTATGATCTGTGCCGCTAGATGTATTAATACTCAATACTGTAACACTGTCTCGACTTGGTTTTAGTGTTTCGCTACTAAATGTTTCTGCAAAGTTTAAATTACCAAATTTAACTTTTTGATCACTGCCATATATAAGTCTTGTTTTTCTTGTTAATATTTCCCACTTGTCAGTCTGATAGTTAATACGTATAATCCAACTATTGTCGATACCTGTGTTACTTGCATCACCTTCGTTGAATCTGCTCCAACTTGCTACACTGTTATTTGTAATTCCACTTGCAGGTAAATCTGCACTATCGACTACTAACCATTGTTGTCCAGCAGCATCATATCTTAGTGCAAAACTATTATTATTTTCTAGTTTTGTTAATACTTCAGTTTTAATATTATCTGTAAGTTGTGATTCCCAACTTGGAACAATACGTCTGATACGTGCACCACTTGGTACAATTTTGTTTAATACAACTGCGCCACGACCACGCTCGTCAATACCAGTTGGAATACCAGTAGCGTCATCTATGCCAAGTCCTGTAATGTTTAAACTAACTACTCTTGTCCATACACTGTCAGCGTTCGCTACTTCTACTACTGCAACTGCTCCGCTGCCTCCAGTTGATTGTGCTTCAAATTCAATGCTGGTAGCTTCGTTATAGTTAATACCACTATTTTCAATGGTAACACTATGAACTGCACCATTGGCAACATCTGCAGTTAACACTGCGTCCGTGCCAACACCTTTAATTTTAACTATAGGAGCGTCTATATAACCGCTACCGCCATTTAAAATGTTAATACTTTTGATGTATCCGTCTTTAAATGGAAATGTTACAAATTCAACTAATCCGTTAATTTCTGCTTTACGAAGCGGGTGTTGTGCCATTTCGCCTAAACGCTGTGGAACACCGTTTAGTGTAATATTGCCTGTACAAGTTTTATGACTTTTAGTAACTTGATTCCAACGATAAACATTTGTTTCTGTATTATCTGCAGTTACGTAAGTAATATAAGAAGTAGTGTCTGTATATTCTTTAGTAAAGTTATAGTTACCCAATGGACCATAATAATGTCTTGTATAGTAAAAGTTTTTAACTTCTGCATTATCTAGTAAAGGTCTTAAATGCTGTTGATATAATGCTTCACTGTTTAAATTTGTTGGCAAGTTAACAACTTTACGACTAGTAACATCATCTGTATACAAATAACCATCGTCAAAATATTGAGTTGCATCACTGTATGTTGCAGTTGGATCATTAAAATCTCTAAAGCGGCTGTGTCCGCTATGAATACGATTTACACTTTTAATTTTTCTAATGTTGTTGCTAACAGTGAGTGGATAAATGCTGTAATCTTCTGCTGTGACCATACGATCCTGTGTAGCAAAAAATCTACTTGCATTTGCTTTGATACTGTCGATACTTTCTCTTGCACTTGCATTGTTTATAGTTTCTTTTAAACTACAGTCTAGTGTAGCTCTATACGTTGTACCATCATGTCCTACATAATCAAATACAATAGTAGTGTTACCAATGTCACTAGGTAATAATCTATAAGTTAAGTTAAGACCTGTTCTGTACCAAACACGAATTGTTCCACGTGGAATATTACCAAAGTTACCGTCGGCAAAAACAATACTTACTTGATCATTTTCTCTACTAGATACTGTATAAATGTCACGTTGATTATTTTGTAAACTATTATAAACTGCACTTAGTCCATACAGTCTGTCAATTTGTGTCCACGTTTTGAGAACTTGTCCTGCTTCGTCGATTGTTTGTACCCAAATGTTACCGTTAGCAATGTTTTCTGAATTAACATCTATTACCATGTTTGGTAAACCGTTTTCAATATTAAAATCTTTAAACTCTAGTGTACCTTGTTTCAATCCCATAAAGAATCCAGTGTTTGCACTGTCTGTACTACTGTTGTCGTTACGATACAACAAATCTATAACACCATAAGGATTAGGTGCTTTTTCTTCTAACTTTCCTAGTGTTTGATTATAGTAAACACTGTGTGCACCAAATGCTGCTCTACCGCCGTTTACTTTCCCTGTAAAATTAAAAACAATTTCGTTATTCAAACTGTTAGTTCTATAAATTTCATTACGTATATTATTACTATCTGTAAATTTAGCAAACGGCTGTCCAAACTGACTGTTGTTTTGTAATACTGAATTCATAACAGTTAAGAAATTTTGATAAGTATCTGGATTGTTTGTACCGCTAAATTGTACAAACTTGTTTGCAAGGCTGTTGCCATTTACATCGTAAACTTCTTCTGTTGTTTTAATACTGTTTACTTTTAAATATCCGCTGGCAACGACATTTCTAGTAGGTGTATATCCTAAAAATTCTGCAATACGTAAGGCGCTTTCTCTACGCTCAGCAGTACTTAAAAAAGTCTCACGAGCATTTAAGTCGTTTCTAAATGCTAAGTTATGTCCAAGGAATGCCATAAGTTCCATTAAACTTACAAATTCACTTGAACTAATCCAGTCGTTAAAGTTTTCTGGATAATTATTGTTTATGTATTCTACCATTGTATTACGAATGGTATCAAAATCATATGCTTGGAAATTTGCTTGTGCAAAACTTTCGTATATTACACTAAAGTCTTCTGCAGCAAATAAACTGCTTTGTCTTGCGCCTTGTGCCATTATGCTATCTCACCTACAAAATTTAGATATAGTTCTTCTGCTGTACCTGTATCAACGTATTCTATTTTTGCATGAACATTAATAGTGTGATCATCTGGTTTTTGTAAAAAGGTACTAATTAAATTCCAACGTGGATCATTATTAATAATTCTTTCCACATCTTCTTTGATTACACTTTCTGTGTAAGAATCCATTGGTTCAAATAACATTTCCCAAATTATACATCCAAATCCTGGATTCATCACTCTTTCACCACGACGAGTGTAAAAGTGGTTTGTTAAGTCACGTTTTGCTAAATCCTTATCTGTAAGGATTCTACTTTCTGCTAATTGTCCAATTGAACTATATCCGATATATGTTGCCATAATAATATTTATCCATAAATTATGTGCTAATATAATTTATTAAATTCTTATAATGGTGTTGATAATATCTTGGTCTTTTAGTGATTTTGTTACAATAATTTGTGTGCCAACAATTGTATAATCAAATATATTTTGAACCAAATCGCCATTTATGTAAACTTCTAATTTTTCCACTGGACTCATACTAGGAGCTGCTGGAATAGTAAATGTAGTTGTGGTTCCATCATATACAAACTTGTTAGTTAGTAATGTATTTTCATATTCTTTTACTAACTGCCTTTTATTACCTTCCGGAGTAAATGGTAAAAACTGTCTAGTTTCAGCATAGTATGCAAATCTTGCTCTTTTAAGTTCTTCTTGTGAATATAATGCAGTTTCGTTATTACTTCGCATTGCATGTATGCCTTGCGTTCTAAACCAACTACGAGGTTTATTTTTTCCGTAGTCTGCTAGTCGCAACATTGTTGCAGCTTTGATACACTGCTCTTTGTTGTATTTGCTTCTCATCATCATACTAGCAACTGTGTTCCAGTCTTTATCTATAATATACTGTCTCATATCATAAGTTGTTTCGTTTGCGTATACAAAATGAATTTTGTTTACTGCCCAAAAGTAAAGCATAAGACCGTCATAAACACACTGCGGTAGTTCTGTTATGCCATATGATTTTAATTGTCGTCTATAGACTTGTAATTGTTTTTCAAATTGATCAATCCATACATTGTATGCTTCTTGTTCTGTAATACCACGACTAACTGCGCCTTCACCGTAGCCAAAGCCGTCATAGCCAACGTACTTGCCAAAGTTTAGTGCAGCAAGTTTTCCCAGATCAGAAATTTCTATTGTTTCAATAGCAAGTTCAGTATTAAAACTAGCTTCGTCTAATACTGTAAAATCTGTCCATATAGTTTTATATTGATTTTCAATAGTAGTTAACATTATACATTCCTACGTAAGTCATTTCTAGCTTCCATCATTACATCGCTTTTCCAACCTCGACGAGTTCGTGGATTTGAATTTCCTTCAAATGTACGAGCTTCTCCTACTAGGGCTATCGTAGCTAGACCAGGAGATCTATCATAATATAAGTTTGCATCTGGCACAGTGTTTGGTTGCCCTGGTGCTTGTGCAATTTGACCTAAACGTGAGCCTCGTCTGCCGCCTCTGCCGTTTTGTGGACCTTGTGTAGTTTGAATATCTATACTGTTTCTGTCTATATGTTGGTCAATGTATTGATCAGAGTAAATGCTTGCACGTTCTTTTTCTTCTTCTTTTTGTGCGTCTCGTCTAACATTGCTACCACCTCTGTATCCGCCTCTTGCTCCAGAACTACTTCCTAAGCTAAAGTCATTTTCGTCTGGATCTACAGGATCACTTTTTGCTTGTGCAGCAATTTTATCAGACTGTGCAGCGTGTCCTCCCCAAGGTTCGTGTTCTGGTACACGATTTGTTATTGATTCTTTTACTTCTCTGTTAACAGCTAAAGATCCTACTGTAGGTCTTGTAGCACACGTTGCAGGCGGTCCGTTTAAATCTATTAAGTCTGCTGTTGCTTTCATGTGTGGTCCTGCACGTAAGTGCATAACACTTTTTGTACACAGTTTCATATCATCTTGTGCATATAACTGTATTTGATCAACAGTGGATTCCATTTTTATGCCGCCATCGCCACGTGCTCTTATATTAATAGTTTCAGCATCAACATTAAATTCATCGCCTGCATAGAAGTTTATACTTTCCTTGGCATGCATACTAATGTTGCTTTCACTGAATACGTCAATGTTTCCATCTGGATCTATTTCAACCCAGCCTGTTCCGTTTTGGTTAATAATATAAACAATACCTGCACTATCGTTTAAAAGTATTTGTGCACCACGACCACTGCGTAATCTAATTAAGTTGTTATCACCATCTTTGCGGTTCTTATCTGGTACAAAGTTTGTACCTTTTTTATATGACTCGGTACCGTCATCTAATACTAAACTGTGGCCGCCTGGACTGTTAAACCCGCTTACTCTACTAGGTGATTCACGTCTAGCACCACTACTAGAATGTCCTCTGTGTGCATCTAACCCAAGTCCTTGTATTGCAATACCTTGCGACACTGGGTGCTTTCTTCTGGTGCCATCATGCTTTTTTGAAACGTGGTGATCATATGCACTTTGTACATCACCTTCTAATGTATCTGGACTTGCAGGATATCCGCCTTGCATAGCATTTCGATTAATATCAGGAAGTACGCCTAATAAAAAACCTTCTTGTTCAGCACCAGTAAATGCAACTAGTACTTCTGTACCCGGCGCAGGCGGAGTCCAAGTAGCACCGTAGTTATTACTTCCTAAATCGCCCTGAATAGTACCCCCAAATGGACTCATTTGTCTAACTTTGTGAAACTTATGTCTTTCTTCAATTGTATCTTTTTTGCTTATAATCTCAGATCCAACTATGTCTACCCAAATGTGTTGTTGATAACGTTCGTCTGCAAAATCGACAACTTTAGCAATAAACACGCCGTTAAGTTTTCGCATACCTTGACTATTTTCTCTATCATAAAAGTCTGGAATACCAATTGAACTGCGATTAGATCCTGTAAATTTATTTGCATTTGCCATTTTATCTCACGTAACCTCTCATTAATTCTTCGTACGTTAGTTGATTGTTTGTATTCGTATCTCTGTAAGACCTTAGAAGCATTGTAAATTCGCCGCCGTCATATCTTGCTTGTACTTGTAGTACTACGTACAATCCTGTAATTGTAAATTGACCAGTTGCTTCTCTACTACTTATACTGCCCATTAATCCCGAATCCATGTCAGGATATGTTGGAAAGTTTAAATTTAAGAAATAATAAACTCCGCCGGTCATGTACTCAGCACCATTTGATTGACCTAGCCAATAGGGATCTCCTCTTATGAAAATCTGCTGTTGCATTAAATCGCCGAGTGCATTTAAGTTTAGCTCCATTGCACCTAGCATACTAGATCCAATGTCGTCGTTTTTCTTTTCAGGTCCGCCGTTGGCAAGTGAATTCACCGGAGCGTATTCAAATCTTTGCGGTAAATCTTCTCTTTCATTTGATACATTATAGTTTCCACTTCCTGAGAACAATTCACTTTGTGTAATATATTTGTTTTCTATAGGAGGAATTCTAGTAGAACGGCCAGAATATCCTTCACGTTGTTGTTTTAGTGCAGAGGCATATGCTTCTTCTGCTTCTTTTAAATCTATTTTAAGTTGTCTAAGTTTAGCACTTATTTCATCTTGTTGATTGCGTAATTCAGTTATACGTTTTCGTTGTCTTTGTCCTTCGAAATCTCTAGGATCAGTATTATTAGTTTGTATTTCAATATCTTTATTAATTCTTTTAAGTTGAAGTTCAGCTGCTGATATTTGCCCTTCTAATAATGATGATTGATTTTTCTTTTCATTTGTTTCTTGTTGTCCTTCGAAACTACTACCAGTGAATACATCGGATGTATTTCGAAGTGCACCACTATTAAGTGCTTGAATAGCATAGTATGCTGTATCTAATTTTATATCTAAATCTAAAACTTCTGTGTTTAGACCAGTCAACATATAATCAAATCTCTTTTTGAGTAATCCTTTTTCAAATATGTTAGCAAGCCTGTCTTGTTGAAGATCTTTACTTACATGAAGTCGTTTGAAACTAACTGGATCATGAATTAGCGTTGGCGCAATTATCGAATCGGCACTGTATGTAATTTCTTTTTTATACTGTTTTGCAACAGCGTCATACATAAAATATTTTATATCAGTGTTGAACGAAACCCATTTTGTTAGTTCAGCTAGCTTAACAGGATCTGCTTCTCCTTCATCAGGGTCATTTTTTATAAACTGACCTTTGTCAGTTAATATTTGTTTAAATTCTCTAGTTTGGAATAACGCTGTAGCAATCGCTGCATTTAGTGCTGTACCTTGCGGCAAAGTAAATTTTAAAGTACCGTCTCCTGTTACACTAATACCACGAGTTTGCGATAGTGCTTCAGTATTAACTTGGTCAAACTTCCAATTAGCCCATTCTTCGGTTGTCTTAAAGAAATATCTATCACGTTCAACTTGTCCTTTATTTCTTGCTAATTGTTCTTCTAATTGTTCGTTGTGTCTTGTTTCAAGTTCTTTTAAAAAATCTCCAAATGTTGTAACATTATTAATATGAAGTTCTTCTTTTATATGTAACTCTAATCTGTTAAATGCTTCGGTTTTTGTTTCAATAAAATTTCCGTAATATGTACTTACTCCGTCTTTAAAATCAAAAGTTATTCCGGTACAAGTAGTTGAATAATAGAACGGTCCTGGACCGCTTACAGCTCTGTCACCTACCCAGCCTTTGAATTCCAACTTCATAATATAACAAGCAAGTAAGTGATTTTCTATACCTAATCTTTGTGCAGCTTCAACAATTCTATTGAATAATGTAAAACCGCCAGGTTCTACAAATGTAACTGCAAAGGTGTTAGCCGCTGCATTTCTATTTTCTTGTTCAAAACTTAATACTAAATCTTGTATAACTGATTGTAAACTAACTTCATCGTCTACACCAGTTTGACTTATGATAATAGAGTCGTCACCGTCAGCTATTTCTGCTAGGCGATCTTGTTCCATTTTCAGCGGATGTACCATGTATATAGTCCATTGATATGAAAATGTATCATACTGATTAAGAGGATTAGATATATAATGACTTGTACCTGCCGGACGTCTACTTCTGCCAGGTTCTTTACCTGCTTTTGTTTCATCTGTTACGTCTTCACCTGCGCCGCCGAATGCGTCTAAGTCAGATGTTTCAGCTTCTTCAGAACTTGCAGCAAGACCACCATTTAAGAATATTGCTTGTTCTTCTTTACGTCTGTTAAATAAACCTTGTGAAAATTCACCGCCTGCTTTGTTGTATTCCAACATTTTTTGAGCAATTTGTGATTTTGATCTAGTACCGTTTGCTGTTAACTGATCAATACTGCCTATGTTATATGCAAAACTAGTAAGTGCGTCTCGTTCTTGCGGCGTCCAGTTATATCTACTGTCGTACTTGTCTACTCTTTCCCGATATACAGAAAGTTGTTGTTTAAATAAATCATATGCTTGATCTCGTGTGACTTGCATATTAGGTTTATTGTTAGGGTCTGTACTACCTGCATAAGAACCATGACCTATACTCCATTGTTGGACGTCCCAATACGGATCTGCACTAAATCCTTCTTTTCTAATAATGTAGTCGATTATATCTTCAGCCATTAACGACTCCCGGTATTACGGAAAGATACAGGAACAACGATTTCTAATCCTGCTACAAAATCGTTTAATGGATCTTTAAGTTCTTCTCTATTATAATGTGCAATAACCCACCATAAGTTTGCATTACCAAACAAATCATATGCTAACAAATCAGGACGTCTGTCATACTTTGGTTCAACTTTCATAGTTCTCGTTTCAGGACTCAATGAGTCGATTGTTAATTTAGGATTATATATTTCTAAATATTTACGATTTAAACTAGTTTTAGAATAGTTACTGTTATCTTTATAATTTATTTTCATTAGATAAATCCTTCACCGTACAAGCTACCATTTAAAAATCCATGTTTACTAAACACTTGCTTTTGCCTGTCAGGATTTTGTTGCTGCATCAAGTCTATTGAAATAGTCTGTAATACTGGAACACTTTGACCATTTATTTCTACTAGATCAACACCACTGTCATATGTTGTTGCAAAGTTTCCTACTATTACAGGAATTCTATTAAATTGCTGACTACCGAATGCACTAAATCTTAACACAGGCGGGGGAGTGCCAGCACTAGGATTAGCTTTTATATCTTTAGTACCATAGTACATTTTAGTAACACTACGTAAAAAATGTATCACTCCTAACACATATGCTAGTTCTTCTCGGGTAGTTTGTGCAAACTGTGCAGTAACTTGAATTTGAGCACTAGGTGTGTTTCTATAACTATGATACGAATAATTTGTATGAACTAAGTCGTATGTATTATAGTTTACACTTTGTTGGTATGAAATATCAGGCTGATTAGGAAATAATATTCCTCTATTAGTTGTCAATGATACTGCAGGTCCTTGACAGTATAAATCAGGTCTGCCTGTTTCTAATCTAGCTCTGTTATCACTGATCGCCATTTAACTTATCCAATACAAATTCAAATACTTCTGGATTGAATGCACCAAAGAAATCTTTAAACACACGTTGCTTTTCTGCTGCTTCTAAATCCATACGCATAGCATTACGGAATGTAGTTGCACTGCGTCCATCATCTTTAACAGGAACAGTGTAAATGTATCCTGCTTCATCACCTGTTGTTAGCGTTTCACCGTCTTTGTACATTCTGAGATAGCCACCGGTTTTTAAACGTCCAGCATCTTTTTCACTAAACACAAGTAAG